TACAGAATCAACAGGATTCTTGACAATAACGATGTGCGGCTTTGAATACCATTTACTTCCAGCAGCTACAATGCAAGAAGGTGTATTTACAAGCACTTCCTTGTTTATATCCTCCTTGTACTGACGACTCTTCCCTTCTCCGTCGAGATATAAAGTGTAGTAATCTACATTAGAGATATAAGAAAGCTGCTCCTTGATTGCATTTTTGTAAGCTGAGCGATTGTGCTTCTTACTCCCAAACGAGATTTTAGTGTAGTTCGTAGAAGTAGTTTTCTTATAATACGCATGTTCTCCGTTGCTAAGAACTACATGTCCATCACAATCCCACTTTGTTATTACAAAGTCAGTTTTGTACGGATAGCAGTGCATCTTGAACTTCTTGTTATTATGCACAGTCTCAATGGTGTAGTGCGATACACCTGTAGACAATGCAATTTTGCTACCTAAACCAAAGGCACCGAAGTTTTCAGACGTGTTGCGCTTTGTAGAATAACCTAGCTCCAACATACCTTCAAGTCTTCTATTGCCAATGCCTACGCCATAGTCAATGATCTCAACTGTGTCACAAAACCCTGTACCTGCATCATTTTCATGATACTTAACTTTTACATTGTTCTGAGCCGTGTTAAGATTCTCCAAAGAATAGTACGACGAATCAAAATTTGAATCTGTATACTCTTCTCCCTGTCTGGTGATGAAGTAATCCTCCACCTTCGCCTTACCCGTTAGTATCTCTACTGCAATCTCCTTCTCGCGTTGTGAATCGCAGGCATTTGTTACCAGCTCACGTATTGTTGAAGGGATTGGGGTAGAATACTGAGTAGACTGTAAGACATCAATTACAAGACGTTGAGCGCCTTTATTGATAATCTTTTTTAGCCCACTAGTGTTTGATTGAGTCTGTTGCCCAATAGTTTTTATACTCATTTTGTATAAGTGATTTAATTACATGATACTCTTCTTTCTGTTCTTTAGACAAACACCTAGGATCTGCATAAATAATCCTATCTGATACACAACCTCCGAAGATATAGTCGCAGTTCTTGTGTACCCACTTCAATGTAGGGGCAGCCGGTAACTTCCTGCGAGCCCAATAACCCCCCAGTATAAAATGGTTAATAATATAATGGCCGTCGCCTCGTTTAACTTGTACAAATACAGAAGCCCTGATCATACCAGCTCCTCCATAAGATACACCAACTAAGTCCCCAGGATCAGGAGGATCTACCCCTGACCTTAATTTAAATTTTTCCATATTGTTGTAAATAAAAACGACCCCTATTTAGTAGGGGCCGTCAGTTCTAAAATCATCTCCATCGTCTGCAATACTTGCTTTTGATTTCGAGGTACGAATAACACAGGAGGATCATCCTGTTCCATTAGCAGCTTTAAAAACATCTTCCATTTCAAGGGAAACCTTTCGTTAGCATACCCTTTGCACTCTATAATCCATTTCCCTTTCGGGTCAAGGAAGTCAGGAGTGTAAGTAATATCTCTAACCTTATGAGATTTCTTATCCTTATATCCAGTTTTTCCGTTGTCTTCATACCTACTACTACTGTAGTGCATGCCCTCAAACAAAACAAACTTTTTAGTTTCATACTCCGAGCTAATACCGTTCTCTTTGAGCTTTTCGTAGCAGAATACCTCAAGCATACTTCTAAAGTTTATGCCATCGACTTCTTTTCTGCGTGCGTTTCTCACTCTCGTAGATCGGGTACCAACATTTTGTACTGTTCTGGATCTATGTCTTTTATTTCTTGAAGCCACTTTCGTTCTATTTGTTTTGCTTTATCCCTACTTCCTACGTCATCCTTAGTATTCATTCCAAGATTACTCATTAGAATGGAACATCTATGTAAGATATTGTCGATCTGCTGTTGTTTGTCATTTTCCATATCTCATCTTTAATTAATTGTTGCGCTGTGTCCAGACCGCGATTCTTAATTAGATCAGAGATATCCTTGCTGCAATATATGTCAGGAACATACATATTAGCTATATCAAACTTAGAACAAATCTTAGAAGCCATTACCTGCCCCGGATTTTGCTCTGACCCAAAATCGTTATCGTAGAATACGATTACTTTTTTGAACCTTTTCTTGAGCGTTTGTACGAGGGTTTCTTCTGGCAATTGCATTTCGGATTGTAACGCGATGGATGCGTAGCCAAGCACTTCCAAGCACATGACGTCCTTGAGCGAGCTTGTGAGAAATACAACTTCACCAGTTTTAGCCAATTGACTATACCCTTGTATGACGTCTCGGCCCACGTTAGAATACCACTTATTGTCACTTTCATACGGGCTATAAACCTTATAACCGCTGTTAAAACGGAAAGCATAGCTGATACTAGGCGGGTGAAAACGTGTCTCATTAATCCAAAAGTATTTTATCGGGTGAACGTCAAATTTAACCAATAAACTCTTGGGAATACAAAACTTCTTCCAATAATCTGCATCTTCAGGAAGCCATCTTCTTGATTTTATGCGGATTACAGACTTTTTAAGCGGGGTTTTTGTGTAGGTATACTTACGAGCTGTAGGTATTACGTCTGTAGCTGTTAACCCAAGACCAAAGTCTCGAGATATAAGTTGAAGAGCACCTACAAAGTCAAGGTTATACTTATGCATAACGTACCCAAAACAATTAAAGGTATGTTCTTCATTAGCAAAATCCTTGTACAATAAGGTGCTCTTCCACTCAACGATACTGACTCCAGGGCTCTTGTCTTCCCTGAGGTCACTGCAAAACTTAACACCTAGCTTCTTAAAGCTAGAACAATAGTGTTTGAATATATCGTACTCTGATACTTTAGCAAGAATTACGTCGGTGTGCAGATGATCGTCACTTTTTCTGTGTTTAATCATAACCTGCAAAAATAAAGAAGGGGACCGAAGTCCCCTCCATTATCTAGACGTGTATTCTTACCAATTGCTGTCAGCTGTCTCTACTGCTGGCTCAGGATCAGGAGCAATCAACCCAGGAACATACTTTTCTAGCTCAAGACTAGAGTTGTATTCTGCATTGAATGAACCATAATCATCGTTCAGCTGCTTGACAAACAAGTCCTTACGGAAAGGCTTGAGCCTGCCAAAGTGCTTGGTGTATACCTGCTGGTACTTACCATCCTTGACACCTAGCAAGAGACGAACTCTATTTTCAGAAAGTGCATTTACAAGCTGTCGAACTTCAGTTACATCACCTGCCATGATTTTATCCATAGTTTCAAATGCACACTCGTCACCGTTAGCTACGTTTGCGTAAGCTTGGATAAATCTCATCAGAGTTTCCTCACCTATATACGCTTCACGCACACCTGTGTCTTTGAACCAGTCATACGCTTCTGACGCTTTCTGGTCTGCAAAAGCAAACTGACCGACAGAGTTACACCACTGAGGTTTCCCAGACTTAGCAACACGATGCTCAGGCTTCACTAACACATCAAACCGAGTCAAGAACTCAGGTTCAATACACTTAACCCAGAAGGTTATCTTGTTAAAAGTGTCAGAGTTAATGTTAACACCTACATATTCAGGCTCAACCTTAGCAGGTATACCAAGATCATTAAGCTCTTTAAGTGTAGGGTTTACAGCAACCACTTGCATAGGTGCAATACCTACGTACATAGGGATGCCACTGCCTCCTGCTACTTCTTCGTTTGAGTTATTTGCGGTAATAGCCATTAGTCAATAATTTCAAAGCTGTCAAAATCTTCTGAGTCGTTCTCAGAAACGTTATCTTCTACTTTTTGTGCTTCAGTATCTACACGCAGTTGATTTTCATCTTCTGCAGGAGTTACATCATCCACAAGGGTGAAAGAGATTTTAGTCAAAGCACGCTTTGGACGACGCTTCTTAAGTACAGGCACCTGGAACAGAGCTTTTAACTCAGTAGCAGTCAAGCTGTACTTCTCTTTGATTTGTGGACGACCTAATCCGTTGTCTAAATCAATAATAATCTGTGATACCTTGATCACACGATCTGCTCCTTTTGGAGTTTCTTGCTTTTCTACGGTTGGCTCCGTTTGTTGGTTTGCTTCAATCATACCTAGTTGTGTTAGTCAATAAAGATTTTATTCCATTCGAGGGGGAATGTTTGCCCTTTGAGGTGATCGCAACGGCTGCCAGCCTGGATGTCTCCCAGTGAATCGAAACTAATCATAGTAGTATCGTTTTCACGGAACACATAGCCAATAGCGTCAGCATTAGCACAGGTAATGTTGCGAATTTTACCTGTGAGGTCAAGGTCTTTGTAGGCGACCTCTTTGCCTTTCTTCTCAATCTTTGCTTCCTTGAGGTGGCCGACCAGTATTACATGGTCTGCAAGAGTATTTAAACGCTCAAGCCACTTCTTGAAAGCTATGCGTAGATACATATAACCGCCGCCGTTAGGTAGAGTCAACACAGACAAACCTTTGTTGTCTTTGTCAAAGTTCTTACCCATAGGGGTGTTCTGATACAACTTCTTGGCTTCTGGTTCACACCAGACTTCAAGTTGTGTAACTGTATCAATAGCAATATACTTATAAGGTTTGCCTTGATTTAATACCTCTCTCCCTATCTCACTGAGATGCTTGAGATTCTTAGCTTTGATTTTCAAAGCATCTAACATGTCTGTACCATCTTCCAAGTCTATGATAAGGCAATTGTCTAGCTGTGCTAGAGCAGATGTCTTACCTACCTTTGGTTGACCATACAAGACAAAGTTTTTAGGAGACTTCCGTACAGCTTTTGTTTTCTGTGTCGGAAGACTAATCTTTACTTCGCTCATTAATTGTAAAAGTTGATAAATCTGTTTGAAATGGGATCATCCCTAGCAAACCATCACGATTCTTCTCTACGTGACAAGCAAGTAACCCTACAGGGTCTTGTCCACAATACGAATCAGTAATACCATACAAATCGTACGGTCGCTGTAGCATCATGACTACATGAGAGTCCTGGCCAATAGAATCACCTCCGAAGAGGTCAGTAAGCAATGGTTGATATTGCTGCTTGGCTCGGTACTCCTGCTCGATATTACGATTCAGTTGTGAGAGTAGTATAGTAATGGATTGCATTTTAGCCTGCATCCACATGCAGGACTTAGAAACCATATTTAGTTTCTGTAGTTCAGTATCCTCTCGACCTAGCACTAATCGTGAGTGGTCAATCAAGTTGATGACAGTCTTAGAAGGATGTCGTAAAAACATTTCTTCATTAACTTTTTTGATAATAGCCATGTCTTGAGGAATACTACAGAAATACATAGGATATTCTTTGTACTTCTGCACAGCTTGCTTGTATCGTTCGAACGATTCCGCTGATAGAGTTTGCTCTACCGACAAAAGGTCAAACGTTTGCAATTTTGTGTCTTTTGAACCTGCACGAAGAATTTGTTGTTCGCCAGGCATCTCAAAGCTCCAATAGATAACTATGAGATCGTTCTGTTTTGTTTTGTTTACATCTAGTATGTCGAATATTAATTGATTTGAAAATGCTGATTTGCCTACACCTGGACGACCCGCAATAACATACATCTTGCCTGGCTGTAATCCACCCATAAGATTTCTGTTAAGTCGGGGCCAAGACGTAGGATATACTTGTCTTTTGCCTGCCATACCATCGTGGACATCTTTGATAGATTTCTCTACTGTCTTCGATATATGGAAAAGTTTTGGGAGACTAGAGTTCCCTTGTGATACGCCGCTCATTGTTGTCTAAAGATTCTGTAAGGTCTTGATACTTCTGCCATGAATGCTGAGTAACCCATGTGCTGAGCATCTGCATATAACCTAAATTGTTAGCTTTCTTTCTCTGGTCCAGCTCTACACCTAAGCACCTTATAACCTCTTTATGTTTAGCCACGCTGTCGCCTATGTACTTTTTGTACTGCTTGCGTGCTCTATTATTTGTTGAGGCGTTAGGGTCTTTGGCTCGAAGAGGTCTTATACCTCCGTTTGCATACACCTTTAGAGGAAAGTGGGAGAGAAGCTCTGACCACATTTGATCGAAAGGAGTAGAATTAGCGGAGCTAAATTTATCTCTTACGACATGTTGATCAGTGCTCTCCCCCAGCTTAACTAGGCCTTTGGTTTGCAGTACTTCTAACCTAACAACTAACTCTAGATCGTCTATGACATCGTGGGAACCACTTTGTAATAACTGTAAATATACATATTCATCAGCAGTTATCCCAAAATCTTTGAGACTTATTGTACTAATCTCTACGATCATAAAGAAAAGTATTATGTGTTGTGTCTGTCTATACCGGTTTTACTTACATGTTTTAAAGCCATTTTATATTGTTTAAAGATTTAACTGCATTTTGTAACCACTTCTCTTCCTGCGAATCTTTGATGTACATGATATAGATCTTCCCAATCTTATCAGGTGTACTTAATCGCAGCAATCTACCTACACGTTGTATCATGGGCAGAGCCTTGCTAGTAAGACCAGCAATAACACCCACAGAAGCATCAGGAACATCAAAGCCTTGATTAAGTGCCTGTGTGCTGCACAAAACATTATTAGAGCCATCTCTAAAGTGACTAAGTGTAGCTTCTCGTACTTTCTTTGTATGTTTTGAATGATAAGGCAGTCCTCCTAGAGCTTCAGCCATTTTATCAGTAAAACTATTGACTCCAGAAAATACAAGAATCTTCTCATCAGAATGATCTGCTATTAGTTCTTTAGCCTTCTCAATCTTGACATTAGCTTGTTGTACAACAGCTTTGCGTCTGCGTATCGCATTAAAATACTGAGCTGCTGCACCTTTGTCTCCACCTCTAGTCCCAGCTAAGATTCCTTGAGCATGTGTAAACACATCAAACCCTCCTAGCTTGTACTTCATTTGCACAAACAAATTGTTAGCCTTCTTGTATTCTGCTCTGTCTTCGTCGCTTAGTTCCAAAGGAACACACACAATCTCATAAGGACTAACTAGCCCTAAGTTTACACACTCATCTAATGAGATATGAAATCGTATAGGAGCTAGCTGCATTAGATAGTTACGATAGTCATCATCCTCAGGGACAGTAGCTGTCATACAGAGTAGCTTGTCATATGTGTTATTGTCAAAGAACTTACGATACTGTTCGCTAATGCCTAAGTGCACCTCATCGCACACTACAATATCATAATGCATGTCCTTTAACTTGTACGCAGACTGATAGCATACAAAATCTACTTGTTTTGTGTTTACTAAATGCTCTGCATCCCACTTTGCAAACTCTTCTGCAAACTGATTCTGCAATTGTGTAGTAGGGACTAGCACAATAGCTTTACCTCCGTCTTTTAACGCCCATTTAGTAGCAAGTACGCCACAGCGGGACTTACCAAAGCCAGTACCAGCAACAATAGAACCATTACAGCCTGCATTTGCCCACGCATTGAGTGCTTCACGCTGTTTCTGGTTCTTTATGGTTAATACTTTTTTCATTGTTTTTGTATTCGATATCATTATCGTCAACTTTAAATTTCCTAACTAGGTTAATTCTATTTGCAAGCTTTTCTAGCTGATACGCTTCTTTAATTGTATCTGCTTTCTCCAGTAATCTAACACACATCTCATATCTATCTCGAAATAGAGGATATGTATCGATTAGATCGCTTGCTCTTTTGTAGCTATTAACAGCAGTTGCATGATTTCTTTTACCTAAGTAATCAGCTATCATAGTGTAGGATTCATTTGTCCTATCTCTAGCTAGCTTTACAAATGCGTGTCTGCCCATAGCAAACTCTTGTTTTCTGCAAGACCCAAGAATATCATCTCTTGAAACACTAAATACGATAGTACAAACTTCTAGTACCCCATTAAGATCTGCAGTACTGCTTGTTTGTGCGTTAAGCACGTACAATCGTGATCTGTGTTTTAGTCCTGCGTACACCCAAGGAGATGTTAAGGATTGTTCTTTCTCCATTTTCTTATAATGTAAATTATTAAACCAACTGTAATTGCTGGGTGCACGACAATAAAGAGTAATACATTAATCTCTTTGTACGTCATACCAACTGCGTCTCCTGTGATGTGCAAGCTTGTTACACACCAATCAAATATTGCATCAATCATGTGTTTATGTTTTAAATGTTTGTACTCCCGGCGGGACTTGAACCCACAACCTACAGCTTAGAAGGCTGTTGCTCTATCCAGTTGAGCTACGGGAGCTTAATACCTCACAGGTGTCGGAGACCTGCTGCCTATGACAGTCATAAATGACGAGGTAAGTGCGCCTACTAGGACTTGAACCTAGGACCTGCCGATTATGAGTCGGATGCTCTAACCAACTGAGCTATAGGCGCATGTAGCTAAGACCGGACTCGAACCGGTACGACCCTTCGGGTCAACAGATTTTAAGTCTGTCGTGTCTACCAATTCCACCACTTAGCCTAACAGTCAATAATAGCTTTTTCTAGAAGTTTCTCTTCTATCATACTGCTATTTTGCTTAATCCACTGATCAATAAGAGCAGTCTCTTCTTCTCCAATCTCTATTTGATTAGAGTCTTCATCAATCAGTGTCATTTCTTCTATATAAGGTGCAGATTCTAGCTCCTTTACAATATCTGTGTGATATCCTCTAGTGCCCCAGAATTCGTAGTCCCCTATACCGTTGTCTACAGCAACTACACGAGCTTCCATAACAATAGATAGACTATAGTCTCCTATATCTCCTTCGAATTCTTCGCTTACTAGTTCCATATCCACAGTAATATAAAGGTTACAATTATTCCTGTCCAAGCCGCTGCACACATACGCTCACTAAAATCTATTTGTTTCTGAGTATGACTCTCGCATCTTTTTTTTCCATTCATCTTTATATCGTTGTATCATCCAGGTTGACCATTGACTAAAAGAATCAAGCGGATACGGTGGATGAACCGTGGACCGAATATTTATTTTTCCCATGTCTTTGAAATGTTTGTGTCTGCTTTTAACAAACCATTAGTTACAATAGTTAAAGCTGCATCCTCCATCAGCTTTGTCATATGGCCTTTCCACTCCTCTGCTATATCTTTTTTACATATAGTGTCGATCTGGTCATGCACAGTCATAATAATCTTGACTCTGTCTGACAAATCATTGTCTTGTATGTAATTGTGAATCTTAATAAGAGCTAGCTTGGTCATGTCAGCAGATGCACCTTGTATAGGTGTATTCTTGCTAGCACGCTCAATCATACCTAGCTCTTTCATAGGAGTGTTGGGACCGTCCCAGTAATCGAAGAAACGTTTGCGCTTAAATGGTTTGAACGTACGAATATACCCATTCATTTTACCAAATCTCCCTAGCATCTCGAGGAATTTCTTGATGTTTGGGAACGCTGAAAAGTATTTATCAATAAGCTCTGAGGCTTCTTTTACAGAAATCCCAAGTGTGTCACTCAGCTTGTGTGGTCCCATGCCATAGGCTAGACCAAAGTTGATAGTTTTTACTTTAGTACGCATCTCTTTGTGTTTAGAACAGTTGCATTTAGACTTATCACGCATGTACGCGCAATCATCTTCAGCTGCATCTGTCCATGCATCCTCAAAGACAAGATCTGCACATACAGAGTGCAAGTCTTGACCTTTTTCTAGTGCTTCTAAGAACACAGGGTCTTTGCTACCGAATGCGATAACATTTAACTCCTGTGAACTATAGTCACTAGATACAAATAACCACCCTTCAGGGCATATAAAACAGTTGCGATACTTATTATCAGCTGGTATCTGCTGCATGTTAGGCTCACTTGAGCTAACTCGACCAGTATCCAGTATCTGAGAGAAGTTTGTGTGCACCTTACCATCGCAGTTTACATACTTAAAGAAGTTATTGCCGTAAGCGTTAGCTAACTTGCTTAGTTCTTTATACCGTATATAGCTTTTGATTATAGGATGCTTGTATCTGTACTTGTTTATGTTCTTTCCGTTGACATCTTCAAGCTTAGGTACTAGATATTGAAACAGTTTTAACATCTGTGCAGGTGAACTCCACTTAATGTTTGTAACCCTGTGCTCTTCTGCTGGCAAGAACATATCCTGTTGAACTGGGACATGATAATGAGGACTGAGTTTAGGATGTTCTACTACTTCTCTATCTAATTGCAGCTCTAAACTGCTAGCCAACTCTAAATTATCGTTAGCTAGAGCAACCCACTTGTCTTTATCAACAATCAAACCTTCATATTCGATCTCACTAAAGACAATGACTGCCTTGTTCTCTAGATCAGCAACTTGAAATAAATCACTTTCATCCAGTAACTTGTTTTGTTTCTCCCGAATTTGAACCAGATAAACAACGTCTTTGGCACCATAGGTAATTTGATTGTACGTGAACGGCTGACCTTGCAGTCCAACGAACTTGTTTCGTTCCGCTTTGTCCAAAGTAACACCGATGTACCTTTCACAGCATCTTGATAGTGAGTAACCGAAATTGAGTTTGCCACAATGTAAAACTCTCTCTGTGAGATAGGTGTCGTATACGTTTTGTACAGAGATTCCTGCCCACCTTTTGATGAATTTGTAGTCAAATTTTGAGTTGTGGAATATCTTTTGAATTTCATTAGACTCTAGTATTTCTCTTAATGGTTCTATTGATACATGTCTCGTATCGACGACAAACTGTTGATGTTCATCGCCGATTTGAAACATAATCATCTTCTTACACGTGAAGTCAAAGCCTTCAGTTTCAGTGTCCACCCCCAAAATGCTACGGGTCTCACAGTACTCCTTGCATTCCTCGATAGTCCCTTGTTGAATTTCATTATTCTGAGACGTCGTCGGTAATTGTGTCTGATTCCCTATGAACTTGATCATTCTGTTTAGTTTCTAACAAAGTAACGATAGCACGTGCTTTGTCTGTAGTTAAAATCTCTCCGTCAAAGTGAACGTATTTTAAGTTGTATTTTATTGCCTTGTCTAAGGCTGTTTTCAACAACGTCAATGTGTTGTTATGTTGCATTTCTGCGACTAGTTTCATCCATCCCATGATTTAAAATTTGATTGAAGGTTACCATTTTGCAGGAACTTTAATATCGCCGCGTTTTATGAGCTGTTCTTTAATATCTTGCTTATACCGTAACGCGTAACGACCTGTGCGTCTACTTTTGGGGCTGAGATCATAAGAACTCATTGTATAGTTTTCCGGGTCACATCTATTGACCACTTCTGTTAGTCTAAGTAAAACTTGTTTGTAAAAGTGTGCAGTCGTCATTTTAACTCCTTTATAGCTTTTACCTAATTTGTTAGGAAACTTTACAACATATTGCATAACCCATAAGAGTGTAGGAATAGCTGCGATCAGGTGAGCTATAAAAAATGTGTCTTCTTTGCAACCACCACTGTATACTTGAGCAACGTTGTGTCCGTCACTGTTTAATACATACACGTTTTTATAAGACGCACTTCTGTATCCGTTAGTGGTATTAGAACTTTGTCTTACTTCTACGTGCCACTTATCTACACACGTTCTTTGCATAAATGATTCATGTACTGATACTTCAGGGTTACCACCCATATTTGTAACCATTTGCTTTAACCTATCTATCTGCTCTAGGGCTTCTGCTAATTTAATATTATCCATTGCTTTTAATTTTGTGGTGAAAATAAATGGACAGCCTCCGCAAGCTGCCCATTCGTGTCACCTGTTCATACCATGAAACAAGTCAAGAGTAGGAAATTGTCAAAACCTCTCTTGGCGGAAAAGAAAAGAGGGGAACTGTTATAGTCCCCCTCCCGTCCTAAGGTCTCGCATTACGCGAAACTCCCATTACACTGCCAGTGTAACGAGCTTGTGCAGTTTAGGAGAAGATCTCTCCTGTATTCACATCAACGTTTTCGTTGACAAGAATACCTGCGTTTGATACAGCAACATCCGCATCTAGGAACACATTACTTGGTTCCCCAAACACAACGGTAGACTGAGTGAAGATGTACATCCCCTTGTGGGTGATGAAATCTCCGTCTTTACCTTTACGCTTGGCAGCTTTGTGGATGTTCTCCGCCTGCCACGGAGTAGACTCAGTTGTCTCAACAATTTGAGTACGCATACGTTGTCCTTCTACTTGAGGGTTCAAGATGTTAAGAGTCTTAACAACATGACCCATCTCGTTAGTGGTATACTTACCACCCAAATCAATCCCAAGCAGAAGTTCAGCATCTGCTGGTTCACAGTTCAACCATGCACGACGTGGTTTACGTCCTGCACTGAATCGTTCGTCTGATTTGTTAAACATTGTAAGAGCGTTTACTGGTTGATCTGCCTGAGCAAGAATTTCAGCAAACTCCAACTGAGTTTTGTTACCCTCGACCTTGCGCGCCGCGAGGAGTAGCGTTTGTCCTGGAGTTAAGGTCTCCAGAGAACCTGAGTTAATTGCGTTTACCATGATAGTTATGTAGGTAAATGTATTTAAATGTAGGGACTATTAATGGTCGTCCCTTTAACCATTGCTTGTTGTAATACCAAGAGCATGTAGCTCTTCGATATTAAATACTGCATATAAATTACAAAACGTATCAGCTGCTCCTTCACGGAGATCATCTAAGCCATATTGTGATGCATACTCATAGGTAGCTACAATTGAGGCTAAGTTTACGTCTTGATAAAACTCGGAATTAGATTCTTCGGGTGCCATTTCTCTAAATTATACTCTAATGTAAAACTTTTAATGGTTTTAACTGAGTCCGGCACTAGACTTTTCATAGAGTCATACTTGCAGACAATGAACTGTCCATCTTCGTACTTCTCTTTGTTCTTCTTCAAGTGATTGGTTAAGTCTTTTTTAGAAGATGTTGCATAATGGACAAATTCATTCAAGTCCTCGATAGTCCATATGGTCTTCTTGATATTGTATGGTTTTAATCGCATTACAATTTGGATTAGTGAAACTGTACGCAGCACACCTAGTTGTACTAGTAGTGTGACCTGCGCTTGAGCAACTTGTTATGGACGCTATAAATACAGCACACGCAACAATGAGAATTGCTCGTAGAAATAATCTCTCTTTCATGTTGATAGATGTTAAAGGTTAAAATTGTGAAGAGGGGGGAATCGAACCCCAGTGGCTAAACCGTTCTCTTCATATGCGTAACTTACCTCGTCAGGTTTGCTACTAGTATTTCTAAGGTCTTCACCAATTAATATTTTAAGCACATGCGTCCATGCACCGAGACGGTCAGTTATCTAAGCTGTTATCCTTAGCTTGGTCACTTGATCCGGCTGTGTGACTCGCGGTCGTCAACCCGCCCAACAATGTCTATTCTACTTTGGTTGAAGAGGCCGATGTTGGACTGCCCCTGATTTTAAAAATGATAACACAGCTATCAAGTCAGATTTCATGCAGTTCTTGAGATATCTCTCGAGAACTACAAAGAGGGAAGTAAGATTTCAGCCTTACTCTAGTACAAACCTTTTTGGCGGTTTGCAGCGTTATGTATCCTAGGGATACTCCTAGCCTCTGACTCTTGCGTGTACTTAACTGACCCACTCAGGCCACGCTGTGTTATCAACATTTTAGGCAGCACGGCGAAACACCGCACTATATCTTCTATCAGTACTGCGTAGAGTACATCGTTGTTCTCAGAGCTGCTAATCCTTAGGTTTGAATAGAGCAATCTATCCCTAACTAGCACAACGTAAAACGATTGAAGACTGCCTTTTAATATGTTGGGTTTACAATTCTAACTATGCCTACCCAATCGTAGTCACTCTCGTGATGTTCAACAACTTCGCATGCATCTACATATGTCTCTTCTACTCCAAGAGTAGACTCTTTGTAGTTAACTATGCCAACTATTTTGTAAAGTATATCCATGTCGTTAATGTGTTTATAGACCAACACTGTCACATGCCTATAGGTAGCTACCCTATAGTACCCTATTGTGGGAATACTGCATGACTCGCAAGTGCACTTACTGCTTGCCTCGTATACCAAGTTACAAGCACGTGTTTAGTCTCGCCTTCTCATACTCACAATGAGCTGAGCTACGTGTATACCACATAGTAAGAGTAAGGCTAGTGAGAATCTAATCTCAGTATAGTATGTTCTGTAGGACACTAATGCTATCAGTAAGATAGACATGAGCCACGGCACACACCAAGCGTTAAAAGGATTCTCACCTTTTCAGTTACACCGACCAAAGTTAATAGACATCGTTCCATGCTATTCAAACTTATCGCTACTGTACGGGTAGCCACGGTGACCTAACTCTGCAGCGTTAGGATTTTGGTATATCTTTTAATTTCTGGATGAGAGTATAAACAAGAGCTTTCTGTCCGATGTAATCGTTCATGTTTACTATGTCATTACACTTTAACATCTCATCACGAATCTCAGTGATCATAGTTATCCGAGTCAGCAATGCATTACGAGATGCTACTTGATCACGCAAATCTTTACTGAAATTAGCGGCACGAATAACTTCATTCTTGTCAGCAAGAATATCTTCTTGCATCTTTAGCGTGTCCTCGACGCCCTGTAAATCCCAGTTCATAAGAACCAGAGTTTATCAGGGTGACAGATACATAGGTATCCAACGTAGGAGATAACCCCTATGCTAATACCATGAATGATACTAGATAGGAGTTGAAGAGGGAGGAGAGGATATTTTCTCATGATTGCTAATGTTTTAAGACAAGGCAGCTACATCGTCTGGAAGATTCCAAGATGTGCCTTGACTATTGGACTTGATGTGTCCGTGTACCACATTGTCTTTGACAAACTGAATGACATGAGAGTCATTGTTGTTTGCTTCAACAAGTTGGTAGTTGAGCTTTGTTTCAGCTGCGGTGAGGAGTTGAATGAGACGCATGTGGTATACTGTTGTATGTTATGTAAACAGGTGAGTGACAAACTAGGGGAAAAAGTGGGAGGAGAACACTAGTGTGCGTTCTCTCTCCCTCTCAGTAAATTGTTACTGAAGCAAGACATTAGGGAAGCTTACGCTTCCTTCGTTAGCTCCGTCCACCTAGCATGCAGAGCTGCATTCTCTGCAATCTCGATTGGCTGAGGCGATGTCTCTACAACATTATCGTTGGAGTCAAGTACAAATACAGTTGGGTGCCAAAGGTAAGTTCCTTCCTTACTGAGGCGGTAGTTCTTTAATTCGAACATGGTAATAGAATAGTTTATGTGGGGGGTACCCCGGTGACGATGCATAGCGGGGGTCATTGATTGTGTAGGTTAACGCACTCAAAAAACCTCCACATAAAATTTTTTTACCCAGAATTTTTTATAGCTTTGAGGCATGGCAAAAATCCAATCACACCAGAGAGAAGAGAGTACAGTCTCAAGACCTGGAGTTCATGCTAAGACTAAGACGTCAGCACATAAGGACTCAAAGAATTATAAAAAAGCGTACCGAGGTCAAGGGAGGTGAAGAACTATGACGTATCTTTACCGTCCCAATTAAGTAGCAATGGAAAACGAAAAGGACGACTTCAACGTAGATTTCTTAGATAAGAGTAGAACGGAAAAACTCGAAAAGAAAATAGAGACCGGAGAGATTACATGCAACGTGGATAATCCAGAGGCATGTGAGAACTGCGGAAGTTAACAGCCTAGAATAATCTAGATCACCCCTGAGGGATAAAAGTAGGGGGTCAGAAGTTGGGTTAATAACTGCAGCCTTGAGATAACAGGTAAACATAGCGGT